CCTGGGCCTTCGCAACCTCGCCAGTTTCGATGAGGGACTTGATGAGGTCCTTCTGCGACGCGGTGAGCTGGACGCCCGAGCGCTGCAGCGCCGTCGCACCCTTCACCGGATCGTTGAGCGCCTTGCCGACCAGCAGCGCAGCGGACTGCAGGTCCATGTTGAGCGCCGTAGCGAGATCGAGCGCCGCCTCGGTGGCGTCCGTGAACTGATCGCCGCGCACGTTCGTGAACGTGAGCAGCACGGCCTGCATGGCAACCACGGCGTCATCGCCGAAGGCGGTGACACGCTGCAGCTGGCCGGCGACCGACTGCAGCTGCTTCGAGGTGAACCCCGAGACGCCGCCCGTCGACTTGAGCGCCTGTTCGAGCTTCGCCGTCGACTCCTCGGCCTCGATCGTCGCCTGGATGATCTTGCTGAACCCGACGCCGGCCACGAGGCCCGTGACGACGCCCTGCAGCGTGCGGAACCCGGACTTCATCTTCCGGGTGAGCTTGTCCATCTCGCGCGTCGCCTGGTCCGCGCCCTGCTTGAATCCGCCCATGCGGAGCAGGAGGTCGACGGTGAGGCTGCCCAGACTGCGAGTGGCCATTACTTCTTACCTGAGAGGATTTTCATGACGTCGTCGATCGAACCCGGCTCCTGGCTGTCCTGTGTGTGCGGCATGAAGTCGACCTGCCGCGCGTGCCCGCCGAGCGCGTTATTGATCGCCGCGGCGATGAGCGCGAAGCCCCACTCGAGGCGTGTGCCCATGTGGAGCGACCCGCGTCGCGCCAGATAGGCTGACCACTGCTGAGCCTCGACGAAGGACATGCGCTCCTTGGCCTCCTCGATCGTCCTGCCGCCGACTCCGTTCAGCACGAGCTCGTGCCAGAACTCATCGGCGGCTGTCAGTTTTTTGAGGAGGCCTCGCCGCCGTTGACGGCATTGATTGCACCGGTCAGGACCTCGGCCAGGGACGGATCGAGCGCCTCAGCCTCGGCGTACGACAGTCGCTCGGTGCCATCCTCGCCGAGCAGCACGGCCTCGCTGATCACCAGCGCACGCTGGCTGATCCCGGGGCCGCCGCCGGTGACCGCGGCGCGGGCCGCGGCCTGGATGCGATCGATCACGCCGCAGGAGACCTTGCGGATGAACACCGTGAAGGTATCCGTGACCTCGGTGCCGTCTTCGGTCACGTGAGTCCAGGACACTTCCCGTTTCTCGGGCACGGACGGGACGAACCCGCCCTTCTCCCTCAGCGTTTTCAGATCCATGCCGGCCTCGGATCAGACCTTCGGGTGCAGAATCGGGAAGTCCGACACCTGGACCGAGATATTGCTGCTGACGACGCTGTTCAGCGCGAAGTCAAACGGTAGGTCGCTGATGTAGGCCTCGAATTCGATCCAGGAGCGGCTGGTCGGCAGGTTGAACTGGCCGCCCGACGCGCCCGACGGCGGCAGGGTGCCATCCGACCAGCCGAGCGCCCACTGCAGCTTCGTGCCGGCGCGATAGAGTTCGTGCATGCGCACGTGGCTCGCGTCGCTGGTGTCGAAGTTGATCGTGAACGACGCGGCACCGGGCGTCGCCATGCCGGGCTCGTAGGTGCGGGCGTCCGAGTCGAGACAGGTCGTCTCGATCTGGTCGCGCGCCGCGGTCAAGCCCGTCATGCCGGTGATGCAGCCGACCGTCGTGATGACATCGCCGTCCGGGTCGATGAAATAGAGCTTGGTGCCCTGGGTTTTCATGGCCATCGAAAATACCTCTCGTCAGCAGTGGTCTGTGGTCGAAAAAGGTTGGTCAGCGATCGACGATCCAGTCGACCGTGAAGGACTTGCGGTAGGCGCGTGTTTCCTGGTCGCGGCCCTCGCCATCCCATGAGACGACGTGCGCCAGGGCCTCGAGCACGGCGACGAGGACGTCGCTCACCTCGCGGGCCTCGGCCGCCGTCGCCCCGTACACGTCCAGGTGTGTCGTGATCGCATCGGCGTCCGGCGCCGCGCCGAGATAGTTCTCGGGCTCGCCGCTGCCGATCGCCCACACTGCGTACGGCAACACGGCCTTCTGCGGCGCCTCGCCGAACGGGTACAGGCGCAGGCCGGTCGCGTCCTCGAGCAGTCCGGAGACGCTCGAGTCGCCGGCGCAGGCTTCAAACAGGGGTGGGTTCATTGGGTGTCAGCTTCTCGATCTCGCGCTCGAGGTACTCGGCGAGCAGCCCCTCGATGAGCTGCGCGTTCTCCTGCAGCGCCGGCACCAGGAACTCCTGGGCGCTCGTGCGCTGGGTGCCGAGCTCGAGGAACCGCCAGTACCAGGTGTCACCGCCCGGGTTGTTCTTGCTCCCGGCGGTCTTGTACGTCCGGCCCACCCGCTGCTCGCGTCGGTTCTGGCGGGTGTTGGCGTACTGCTTCGCCCCGCCCATCACGCCGAGCCGCATGACGACGCCGCCGATGCGCTTGCCCTGGCGGCTTGAATTCTGGATCGCGACGTTGCGCCAGATCTTCTCGCCGCTCGCCGGGTCATCGAATCCGCGAGCCGACGCCCGTGCGGCGTTCAACGCCACACGCATCGCAAGCCGCGAGGCACGCACCGCGCCCTTTCTCTGCAGCTTGTCCGGCAGCGCGCTCAGGCGATTGATGACGTCGCCCTTCGCCGTGATGCTGACATCGATGTCGAACGGGCTGGAGCCGGGCCGGCTGAGCGAGCGGCCCCTCGCGCGCAGCAGTTGCGTCGCAAAGTTAGCCATCGTTCACGCCTTCGCTGCACGGGATCGTCAGGTACACCCGCCCCGAGCCCTTGTCGGCCAGGAACCCCTGCGGGTTATAGATCCGCTCGCCGTGCTTGATGCGCATGTCGGCGGTCAGCCCGTCCATGTGCCGGATCGTGATGCGGGTCGTCACGGCCGACTGCAGCGCCTGGCCGGCGAGGAACTCGCGCACGCTCAGGTCCTCGATCGCGGCCGGCACGCCGTCGGCGAACACCGTCCACGCCGGCACCATCGCGCCGGTCGTCGTGTCCTGAACGTCCGAGCGCTGCTCGATCGTGACCCGGTGTCGCAGTCTGCCGGCCTCGATCACGGAAACACCTCCGCCAGTGGCGCGAGCCGAAAGCACCGCAGCGCCGTCGTCGGCGTGCAGTTGATGACCTCGATGCCGCGCTCCGCCAGGGCGGGGGCGAGCTCGCCGAACCGCTTCAGGAACGTCGCGAACGGGTTGCGCGTGTTGAGCGGGCCCGGATGGTTGCCGAACCAGTGGCGCTTGCCGCCGGTGTCCTGCATGTCGTACCCGAGCAGCACGATCCGCGTCGCGCCGAAGTGCACAGCCAGGTGCAGTGCCTGGTAGCCGGAATTGCTGCCGGTCACCAGGTGCGTCGGACGGTCATCGAACGGCCGGCGGTCGGACGGTTGCAGCGTGTGCACCTCCGGATAGCCCGCATCGGGCCGGATCGAGACCTTGAGCCCCGGGAACTTGAGAGCCCGGTCCGCGTAGCACTTCCACCACTTCGCGTCCGCCGCGTACAGCGCATCGGCCCACGGCGCGAAGGCCGGCACCGTCTGGCCGTTCACGTCGTTGTCGATGCCCTGGTTGCTGACCGCGATCACCCGGCAGCGGCCGCGCACCTGCTCGCACTGCTCCCGGGTCAGGCTCGGGCCGCTCGCCAGGATGGAAACAGTCTGGGAGGGCCACAGCTGCGGCACGCTCCACTCACCCAAGCGCCGGGTCCCTCAGCGGGTAGAGCAGCGCCGTCACGACGGGCGGCAGGAACCCCTGTGCCCACTGCGCACCCTGGCCGCCGTCGCTGCCGCGATGCGCGAAGAACTCCTCGACAAGCAGCAGCGTCGCCTGCTGGACCTCGGCCGGCACGATCGAGTAGCCGCTCGAGTCCGGCTCCGGGTCCACCCAGCCGCTGCTGTCGAGAAAGAAATCCGCGCCGTCGCCCAGGTAGTTCAGCACCGCAGCCGAGGCGCCGCGCACGAGCTGCGTGATCTTCACGTCCTGGTCCGTGCCGATGACCTCGCACTGGTCCTTGGCCTGCTCGAGCGTGACGAGTGACGGAGTCATTTTTCGACGTCCCGGCCGTCCCGACCTTTCTTCACCGCCAGGCGCCACTCAGCCGACGTGCCGGGCTTTGTCGTTGGTGCGTCCACCTGCGCAATCCACCAGGAGCCACCGAAGGTGACGCCGTCGCCGCGCTCATAGGCCTCGCCCTCGCGGAAAATGCCCTTGTCGAGCGGCCCGGGATAGCGGACCTCAGTGACGGTCTTCGCGCCATCGGTGTAGGTGAACACGGTGCGCATTGTCCGATCGCTCGGGTACTCGACCTCCGCGCTCGCGATGCCTCGCACGATTACGATCCAGCCGGCCCCCTCGAGGCCCGCGGCCTCGGCGATCGGCGTCGTCTTGCGGGTCGAGCGCAGCAGCCCGCCGGCGTGGGCCGCGAAGGTCCCGCGCGGGTACGACTTGGCCGGGTCCAGGTCGGGCTGAATGCTGATCTCGAGCGCATCCTTTCCGTCGAGGCCTCGCTCGCCAGGTGGGCCCTGCTCACCCTTTTCGCCTTTCTCCCCACGCTCGCCGGGGTCGCCCTTCAGGTGGGCAAAGAAGGACTTGGAGGATGGGGTGTCGAGTATCGCCTGCGCCACATCCCGTGGATTGGTCGGAGGGCAGTCCTGACCGGCCTCACCCTTCTCGCCCCGCTCGCCCGGCGGCCCCTGCTCGCCCTTCTCGCCGCGCTCCGGGATCCGTGCCGCGACGCGCTCGACCTGGAGCGCGAGCGTCTTGCTGAATCGATCGAAGGTCTCGTTCCAGCGTTCCTCGATCCTCGCGAGCTCCCGCTGGATCACGGCGCGCACGGCGACTGCGGCTCGCTCTGCGAAGTTCTCATCGGTCACGGTTCATCACCTCTATGACGATCGGCATGATTTCCAGCAGGTCGCGATCGTCGCGAAGGAGCAGGTCGATCGGCAGATACGGAATGACGCCGCCGAGGATCACCGCGGGCGGCACCGGAGGCTCGACCGGCGGCGTGCTGGTCGGCCACAGCCCGAGGTAGGCGATCGATATGGCGCCGAACCCGACGCCGAGCGTGGCGATCGCGCGCGGGTTCAGGCTCACTGGCGTTCGACGGTGACGGTCCCGGCGCCCTCGGTCACGGCCAGCGTCCAGTCATCGGTGGAGATCTCGGTCGCCGACTGCAGCAGCGGCTTCGTGGGATCGAGTCCTAGGCGCTGGAAGATCTCGAGCAGCTGTGTGGCCTGCTCGGTCGTGAGGCCGCCGGCGGAGCCGCCGTTCAGCAGCGCCCCCATCGTCCCGGCGGAATTGTTGGCGGCAGCGATCGCGCCCCATACCGCGGAGCCGACGTTCCCGGTCGTGAGGCCCGTGCCCGTCACGACCAGGTCGGCATCGAGCTCGCCGACGCCGGTCAGTACGGAAGCATCCAGCCCGCCCTCGCCCAGGATCGCGGCGAGCATCGCGCCGAATCCCTCGAGGTCGGCATCGGTCACGCCACCCGAGCCGGTCAGGTTCGCGACGGCTGCGAGGAACGCCTGCAAGCTCGCGGCCGTGATCGCGCCCGAGCCGGTCAGTGCAGCGACCAGCTGCACGATCAGGCCGCCGACGGCCGTCAGCTCGCCGCTGCCGGTCAGTGCCGCTTCTGCGAGCTTGACCGCCCAGCGGTCTGCGTTCGAGACCGTACCGCTGCCGGTGACGGTGTTGCGCGCCGCGAGTGCGCCGGCCTGCTGCGGCATGATCCACGCGCTCGGGTGCCGGTTGCCCGACGGAACGCTGACGAGCTCACTGGTAATGCCCTCGCCTGCGGTCAGGTTCCGGTTCGCGGCGGTGCGGTGGTAGTTCTGCACCGTGACCGACGGATAGGCGTTATTGGACGCCGTCGCCCCGAAGATCTGAAACGCGCCCAGGGTGTCGCGAAAGTTATTCGCGAGCAGGCCCATCAGCTGCCGCCGTACCCGTAGTCAAAGTCCACATTGACCGTGCCGGCCGAGGTCGTCGCACCGGTCTGGAACAGAAGGAACTGGATGTTCGCGCCGTCGGGGATCTTGCGCATTGAAGGCAGCGAGTTGACGAAATCGACCTTGTTGTAGAGGCCGGTCGCCGGGACAGGGATCGTCCACAGCGGCTTGCACAGGCCGAGGAGAGCGGACCCCGAAGCGTGCGCCGTACCCGCCCACACGACCGAAACGATGTCGCTGACGCCGGTATCGCCCGCCGCAAGCGGGAGGAACGGGTTGTACTTGTTCGCCGCCGCGCCCGTGTTGAGCAGCGAGCCGATGGTCAGCGAAGCCGTCGAAGTGAACGTCGTCGTCGCGCCTGCTGCGCCGCCTGTGTCGAGGTAGTTGACGATGCACGTCGGAGCGTTCGCGCCGAGGGCAGCATTCGCCGCCATGAACATTCGCAGCCCCTGTCCGTTGGGGTAGCGATCGCCCTTACCGCCGCCAGAGCCAAGGGCGGTCATCGTAACGACCTTGGTGCCGGTGGTCGTGAAGTCCGCGCCCGAGATCGGGACGTACCCGACGAGGTCGATGGCCATGACGTACCACGGCGCACCGGCTGCGGCAACGCACGCAGCGCCTGCCGACAGGAAGTGCTTCGTGGCTGGCGAGACATCTCCGCCCGTGTAGATCGTTCCGTCAGCCCAAGTGTCGTCGGTGGGGACGTACGTCAGGCTCGTACCTGCGAACCCGCTCAGTGCGGGGTAGCCCGCATGCTTGGCCATCAGGGTCCAAGCACCAGCGATTCCGGCTGCCCCGAGGGTTTTGGTCGTGACGACCGTGTCGCCCTTGCCGTTGACGGTCAGCTGGGTGATCAGGTCGTCCTGGCTGGTGAATCCCATGAGTGCCTCAATTCCAGAAAGTTTCGACGATCCCCGCGAGGATCGAAGTGGCCAGCGACCCGGCGTACCCGGCGGCGAGTAGTCCGAGGACCGCGCCGTCCTTGATCTGCGGCGCTCCAGCGGCGTGGATGACCGACTGGAACTCCGCGCACGAACCGTAGCTCTCGAGGTTACCCGAGGTCGTCCGGCGGCATTCCTGCGCGACGAAGTGCATGAGCAGCGGCTTGACGATGACGAGCGCCATCAGTCCGCCGCCCGCCGCCGTGAACGTCACGGACTCGATCGAGCGCACGCCCGAGTCACCGGCCTGCAGATATACGAACGGGCTGTAGGACGCGCCCGCGCCGCTTGCGCTGACGATCTGGCCGCCGCCGGCAACCGCGAAGGTGAATGTGTTCTGCGACACTCGCCCAGGCACGCCGTCCTGGTTGGTGTACGTCATTGTGAACTGTCCGACCGCCGACGCCGCGGACTGTGCGACCGCGATCACCTGACCGGCCCCGTAGCGCGGCAGCACGATCGTGTTGTCGAGGTCCTGCTGCTCGCCGATCGCGTCCGTGTCGATGAACGGGTAATAGAGCAGATAGTCGCAGAGCGCGAGCCGCTGGCGCCCGTTGGCGGTCGACGTCGCCGAGTTCGCGGCCGTCATCACCCGCAGGTTGTTCAGGTGCTGCGTCGCCGGCGCGACCGATGGCACGTACAGTCCGCGCGTCGGGTCCACCACCGCGGCCTCAAGGGGCGTCGAGGCGTAGAAGTTCGCCGGCGGCGAGCCCGCGAAGTAGGTGTAATCGACCCACGCGGCCGCGGTCGTTGCGGCGCTGGCCACGGCCTTGCGAAATTGTGTGGTCCACACCTGCCCGGCTTCATCGGCCGCCGCGTACTCGCTGATCGAGCCGAATCCCATTACACACACCGCCCCGTGAGTGCTGCGGCGATCTTCCAGTAGCCGACCTTCGTGCGGTCCTTCCAGTTCAGGCCACCCTCGCCCGCAACGATGGCCTTGCGCGGGGCGATGATGCCCGCGTCCTTGCACTCGATGCAGGGGCGATCGATCACCGGCTCACCGCCGGCCACCGGCGTCACCTTCACGGCCCGCAGGCACTCCGAGCAGTAGTACAGGGGCGGACCCAGCTTGTCCCACAGGGCCCGCTCGAGGTCGCTGCGCTGATCCATCAGGATTCGGTAACCGTGAGCGCGCCGGCTGCGAACTGCGGCGTGATGCCCGACGACACGGCCAGCGGGGAATTCAGTTCGCCGTAGTGCCAGACGGCCGTGGCCCCTGACACCGCGACGCCGGTCGACACATCCGTCAGCGTCGCGCCCGAGGCACCGCACTGCGGGAACGAGATCGTCGCGGCATTCGCCGTAGCACCACCCGAGGCGGCATCCCAGCCCGTTGAGCGGGCAACCGACTGGCGCGCGTAGTTGGTGTACGCCGTTTCGTTCTCGGCCTGGGAATTCGTCGCCGCCGTGAGGCCGGCCGTGTGCAGCCCGACGAACACGTTGGCGAGCGGTGAAGCGGCGGCATTGTCTGCCACGTTCGCCCACGCCGTCGCCCGGTACATCAGGTTGACGATGGAGTTGCAGGTCGCGGTGCTCTTTGGCATCAGATTGATTCCTGGTCAGCCTCTCGGCGAAATGACGAATGAGACGATCAGTCCCTGACGATCGCGCTCGGTGACCCGCACGTCATAACTGCGAGCCTCGGCGGCTGCAACGTAAACCGGCGAGTCTATGTTGACGATCGGCGCCGGCACGTTGACATCGACGCGCGGCGCGGCCTGCGTCGGCAGCTGCACGTTGACCTGCGGCTCGAGGTTGACCACCGAGGCCGGGACGTTTACCTCGACGGTGGGCGCCGGCTGCTGAGGCACCTGCACGTTGATCTGTGGCGCCGCCTGCTCGGGCACGTTGACCGTGACCTGAGTCTCGGGCCGCCCCTTGATGGCGCTGGCGACGTCGCCGACGCTCGATGCGAGGTCCTGGATCTCGGTCGCGATCAGGGCCGCTTCGTTCATGCCGGGAACGGCTCAGCAACCATCCGCAGGAACGTGTCCTCGTCGAACCCGGCACGGACAGACGCAGCGCTCTCAAGCGCAGCCACGCGCGCGTTCAGGGGCGCCAGCTTCGACTCAAAGGCGCGCTCCTGGTCCTCTGCTTCGTCGTCTTCGGGCTCGGGATCTTCCGGCTCCGGGGCGGGCGCCGCCGTGGTCGTCGCGGCCTTACCGAACGGATCCTCGCTCGCGTCACGCTTGGCGAGCGCAGCCAGGGAGTAGTTCTGCTGCTGCATCAGCGGGCTCTCGCCACCCGAGACCGGCGGCAGGTCAAGCCGCTGGCGGGCCTCGTTCGGCGAGAAGATGGCGCGGTTCACGCCCTCGCCCAGGGTCTTCACCATCGTCGCACTGTCCATGCGCAGCAACTGGTCGAGGTCGAGCTCGACACCCATCAGCCGACCGTCCTTCGGCGAGGCGAGGCCGAGCCCCTCGTCGAGGCACAGCTCCATCTGCTCGATGAGGCTCTGCAGGCAGTCGCTGTAGTAGATCTGGTTCAGGATCTCGGCGTTCTGGTACGTCGGCATCGAGCCCACGCCGACCTTGAACGGCGGTACGTGGAACGTCGAGCAGACGATCTCGGCGGTCATCTTGAGCTGTTCGACGATCTGCGCGTCGACCGGGTTGACCGACAGCGCCTCGTACTTGAGCGCATCGCCCAGGACGGCGACCTTGCCGATGTTGTCCCCGCCGTAGTTCGTCTCCCACTGTGTCTTGAGGCGCTCCGCCGTCTCCTTGCTGATTGCGCCAGGGGCCGTGAGAATGCCGCTCGGGCGGCTCATGTTCTCGAAGAACTTCGAGGAATTGTTCTGAATCGCCAGACCCTGCTGGGCCGCGAGCCCGCAGGCGAAGATCGGCGACAGGCCGACCAGCGGGTGAAAGAGACAGTTCATCCGGTCGTGGATGATTTCGCTTGCCGGGACGACGACCTGCTGCTCGACGCCCGACAGGTTGTCGCTGTCGATGCGGTAGAAGACCTCGCCCGTCTCGGTCACCAGCGGCCAGGCGCGATTCGGGTCGAGCAGGTACATCGCGGTGACCAGGCCGCGGCCGTCGCGCACCTTGAGCGCGTAGGCATTGCCCCAGGTCAGCTTCGAGAGCACCCACCATTCCTTGAACTGGATGTGGTTCTGGTAGTGGTTGGGTTTGCGCAGCACCGGCGAGAACGATGGGCTCTCGGTCTCCTGCCAGATGTTCCCCGTGGAACGCTCGACGAGCTTGATGCGCAGCTTGCCGATGTCGTTCGAGATCAGTGTGATGCAGGCATAGACCGCGTGGAACGCGAGCACCGACTCGGTCGTAATCGGCGAGGCCTGCTGGAACGAGCCCGGGCGGCTGTCGTAGAGCGTGAACCAGGAGCCGCGGTCGAACGGCGGAGACAGGTACGTCGCAGCCTTCGCGAGCACCTTCGCCAGCCGTTGGGTCAGCTTCACAGGGTTATTCCCCGGCCTTCATGTCGCGCCGCCGATAGTTGCGGCGGGGCTGCGGGGCGGGCGCCTCGACGATCTCGGGCTCGGGCTGGATCGCCTCCGCCTGGTACTCCTCGGGGCCGTACTCGACGTAGCCGATCGCCTGGAACAGCCGCAGGTGCTTGCCGGCGAGCTCGATCGGCTCGCCCGCCTTGTAGCGGCGGCCACCAATTGAAAATGCCCGGGTCGTGCGAAGTCCCATGAGTCCTCCTGAAAAGCGGGCCGGGAGTTACCCCGGCCCGCCTCAATGCCCGTGGATTACGGGCTGCCGGCCGTGCCGTAGTGCGCGTTGTTGACGTACGCGACTGCGGTCGAGCGACGCTTGGCGAAGTTGATCGGGACCAACACCCGCAGCGCCACCATGCCAGCCTGGAACATGGAGACCATGCTCGCGGACTGCGCCGTCGGCGTGTCACCTTCACCGGTGGGCGCCGTGTCCATCTCTATCGTCGCATCACGCGACAGCGCCACCTCGACCCCCATCGCGCCGATGCGATAAATGTCGCTCGGCTTCAAGAGGATGAAGTGCTGCGCGCCGACGTTGTCGCCGGTCACGACCGGGTCGCCGAGCAGCGTGCCGCCGGTGGCGGTGATGCCCGGGAACTCGGACTGGCCGAGGGCGTTCGTCAGCAGCTGGATGCTCTTCGCCAGCGACGGATTCATCAGGAACGTGAGGCCCGTCGCGTTCTTCGCGCTGATGAAGCCCGCGTAGAGCGTCTTCACGTCGGCGCGGAGTGCGTCACCATCGATGCCGGACGAGTTCGAGGCGCTGACACCGTTCAGGATGCCCGCCGGCGACACGCCCGACACGGCCGCGGCAATGCCCGCGAACGTGGTGTCGATGCGCTGCACGGCAGCGTTCACGAGCGCGTCACGGATCAGCATTTCCGCCGACGGGCTCGAATCCCGGAACAGCTCGATCGAGGCCGCAGCCAGGGCAGCCACCTTCAGCGGGGTCAGGCTGACCGAGCTGAAGTCACCCTTCGTCACCGGGATCGGGCGGTTCTCACCCACCCAGTATCCCGTCGCCGCGCCGTCCTGTCCCTTGATCGCGACGTTCGCCGGCACCTCGCGCAGGCCGAGGCGGTTGTACACCGTCATGCCGTACAGGTACTCGATGAAGTCGCCCGTGTAGCGGTTGTCCGCCGAGACGAGCTCCGCGCCCGGCTCGCCGCTGCCCGACCCGTGACCGGCGACACCGGCGCGGATGACCTCGACCAGCTGCGGGTTGCTGCGGCCCCAGCGCTGCTGGGCGATGTCGGCCGCGGTGCGAACCTCGCCGCCGAGGCTCTCGTTCTCGAGCTGCGCGAGCGTACGGGCGATCACCTTGCGGGTGAAATTCTGGCCTTTGAACTTCTCATCGGCCTCGCGGTTGACGACGATCGCCGGGGCGGTGCCGCGGGAGTCACCAGCGGCCTTCGCCGTCGGCTCCTGGCTCACGGGCTTGGCGCGGGCGCCGGTCAGCTGCTCGAGGCGACGCAGGCGCACCAGGTCGGCGTCGAGCGCCTTCATCTCGGTCTCGATGCCGTCGAAGTCCTCGGTCTCGGCCTCGTCCATCGATCGACCTTCGTCGATCGACTTGCGGGCGATCTCCTCCATCCGGGCGACCTTGGCCGCGCGGGTGTTCTCCAGATCCTTGATCTGGTCTGCAATGGTCTTCATTTCACTTACCTCGGGGAATCAGGGGGATGCCACCGCGCTTGACGGTGGTGGGGTCGCCCGAAACGCCGGGCACGAGAAGGACCCCGCCGCGCGCCTGGCCAGTCGCGGCCCGCGCAGCAGAGTCGTACATCTTGATCGTCTGGATGGTGGCGTCGGCGTTGGCCGGAATCGTCACGGCGCTCAACTCGAGCCACTCCCATTCGAGGAACTTCCAGCCATCCCACGGGCGCTCGGCGTCGAGCGGCTCGTGCTTCAGCGAGCGGAAGCCGATCGAGAAGCCCTTCACGAGCTTCGCCTTGATCTGCTTCCAGGCGGTTTCGACGTAGTCGAGGCCGCTGTCCTTGGCGATCCGCGCCTTGACGGTGATGCGCTTGCCGGTGACCGAGGCTTCAAACACCTCGCCGATCGGCGAGTCGTGGCGATGCTGGTGCAGCAGCGGCAGCGGCAGGGCGAACTTGGCACCGGACGGCACCACGACGTCGCTCATGCGATCGGCGGTGATGCTCGAGGCGACGCCGGTGACGATGCGCTCCTCGGCGTCATCGATCGCCTTCACTTCGAACTGGCTGTATGCGCGATCCATCGGGTTACCTCAGAGGAACAGCATTTCGAACTTCGGGCCGTGCGGGCTCTTGAACTTCTCCGCACAGCGGATCGCCATCGCGAGCGACACGATCCCGTCGATTCGACCGCGCGACTTGCGCTTGTCGAACTTCTTCTCCTCGGCCGGGCCGGAGGTGATCACGGCATTCGCCGAGCACATGGTCAGCACCGGGTTGCGGTGCACCTGCAGCGTCTTGTTGGTGACGACGGTGCTCAGTGCTTCAACCGTCGGCGTCATGTCGCGGAACCCCTGGCCGTGGTTCACCAGCAGCAGGCCGGTGGCCTTGCGCAGTTCCTCCTCGGCGGTATCGAGGCTCACCACCGTGTAGTCGAACCCGGCGTCGTCGAGATCTCGCTGCAGATCCGAAATCCGGTAGCGGTCGAACGCCACCGCCTCGAGACCGTAGTGCTCGCGGAAGTCGATCAGCCGGCGAGCGACGTACTCGTATTCGACCGTGGCGCCCGGCGTGGCCTCGAGGTGCCCCTGGTCGCGCCAGACGGTGTACGGCACACGGTCGCGCTCCTCGCGCTGGCGGAGCCCCTCTTCCGGCGCCCAGAACCAGACGAAGGCATCGAACCCGGTGCCGTCCGGGCGCGCGAACACGAGCGCGAGCGACGTGAGATCGTTCCGGGCCGACAGGTCGAGCCCAGCCCAGCAGCGCGAGCCGCGGTACTGGGCGAGGTCGGGCTCGCCTTCGCAGGAGCGCCAGGCGTCGCCGTCGATCCAGGGCGTGGCCGCGTCCACCCACTCGCAGAAGTTGAGCCTGCGCACCTTCGAGGCGTACGCCGGCATCCCCTCGGCCTTCTTGACCTGCTCGCGCAGGTACTTCTCCGTGACCGAGACGCCGTAGTTCGGGTTTGCCTTCTCCCAGACCCGCTCGTCGCGCCAGTCGTCGCCGCGATCGAGGCCGCAAACGTAGGCGAACCAGGCGTCGTCGTCGACCCGCCCGTCGAGCACCCGCTGCGAGTACTCGTGATGCTGGAAGCAGATCGAGGTCCGGTCATACCCGGAGTTTGTGATCTCGAGCTTCAGCGGCTGCCGGCGGAACTTGAAGCCCGCCTCGAGCATGTCGACGACCGTGCCGTCGGGATGCTCGTGCAGCTCGTCGCACAGCGCGCAGTGCGGGCGCGGGCCGGACTGCTTGTCGTCGGAACTGATCGTCCGGAAGAACGAGTCGCTCTTCGGGAAGAACATATTCCAGGGGTTGAGGCCCCCGTACTTGATCAGCGCCCGCGTGAGCGTCGGCGACTGATCGCGCATCGCCACCGCGTCGCGGAACAGGATCATCGCCTGGTCCTTGGTCGACGCTGCCGCGTACACCTCGGCGCGGGCCTCCTTGTCGGCGGTCAGGCAGTACAGCCCGATGCCGCCGGCGAGGGGTGATTTTCCATTGCCTTTCCCGATCTCAACGTACCCGGTGCGGAACCTGCGGAACCCGTCGGCGCCCAGCCAGCCGAACACGGAACCGACCAGGAACGCCTGCCACAACCGCAGCTCGAACGGCTTGCCCTCGAACTGGCCGCCGTTCAGCCGCAGCACGCTGCGGAAGTAGCCGTAGATGTGGTCCGCCCGCTCGAGCGACCACTTGAGCCCGCGCTTCGGGCCGCTCGACAGGTCCGCGACGTGTCGCTCGCAGGCCTTGCGCACCCAGGGCCCAGCGACGATGTCCCCTGCAGCGACCGCTTCCGCGTAGACGGTGGCCGGATCGGCGCCGTGCTGGCTCGCCGGGTCAGTTGAGGTAGGCGGCGCCCGGGTCCGTTTCTTCGTTCGGGTCAATCGTGCTCACCTTGGCGCGGGCGGCCGGCGTGAAGCCGAGCTCGCACACGGCCGCGCGGTAGCGGCGCCAGGCGTCGGACTGGATGGCAACCTCGGGCCGCGCCTTGATCACGAGGTCACCGTTCTGGTTCGTCGTCTCGTACGTCAGGCCGTTGTCCATGACCGCGGTGCGGGCGGCTGCCCAGGTGGAGTACGCCTCGGCCGCGAGCTCGAGGATTCCGCGATCGACCGTCGTGAGCACCTGCGCCTTGGTCGCATCGGCCACCAGGCGGCGCCATTCGAGCCGACCGATTTCGTCGAGGCCACCCGGCATCGCCGGCACACCGGCCTCGAGCTTTGGCTCGCGCTTGTTGTACGCGCGCTTACCCGGGTTGCCTTTTGCCTTGCGGATTGATGTTGGAGTGCGAGGCGGACCAGACATGCTGAGATCGTCAACCTGTATTTCAGAATCAACTTGCGGACGCACGCGCGCATTGGTAGGCGCGGTCTACAGACCGACCGATTTCATTTCGGAACCACCCCCCCCGTGCCCGGGCTCATCGGTGCCAGTGGTGGTGCGGGTCGAGCGGCGTGCCATCGACGTTGCAGCCGATGATCCGACCGTGCTCTTCAATCTGCTTCGTGGAGTCGTGGCAGCGCTTGCAAAGCGCCTGCCAATTGCCCGTCTCCCAGAACAGGCGCTGATCGCCCTTGTGGGGGATGACGTGGTCGACCACGGTGGCCTTCCTGAGGCGTCCACCCTCGCTGCACTTGGCACACAAAGGGTGGCGGCGCAGGAAGGTCTCTCGGGCCTTCCGCCACCGACGGTCATAGCCGCGCTTGGCTGCTGTCCTGCGATCGTCGCCGGCTACCTCAGAGGTATTGCGGCTCGCCATCGCCCTCGTCGTCATTGCCCGCCAGTGCCTCCACCAGCGCCATGTTCGCTGCCACCAGCTGGGGCAGCAGTTCCGCCAGCCGCTCCATCGCTTCCGCCTGCCGGGTCAGGCTGGCTACGAGGGGCTGGCATACGCTGCACGAGCATGGCAAGGCGTCGTTGTTCCCGCTGCTCGAGCCAGCGCACGAGCTTTCGTCTGCGCTCAACACAGCCGCAGGCCATTGGTCACGCAGCTGCGCACTTGGCCACGATCACAGCATCAGCCGGCAGCTTCTGCCCACGCTTGTTGAGCTGCACCGCAGACGCATCGACGACGTGCCAGTCGGCGCGCTTCTTGTCCAGCTTCAGCTCACCGCAAGGCGTACCGAGCGCTACCGTACCGACCTTGAGGCCAAGGCCCCAGCGCGTCATCACCTTGGCCACGGTCTCGACAGTAACGATCGTGGGCGGATTCGGCGGCGGGAACGCGATGACCTTGGTGGCGATGCCGGACGGGCCGGACTCCTGGTTACCAGCGGCCACCGTCGTGCGCGTGTAGGCGCGGAAGCAGTGCGTGCCAGGCGCGAACCCGCTGATCGTGGTCGTGGTCGCAGGGGCCGGGACGGTCACCTGGCCAGCCACCGTGCCGAACGCGGTGCCGGCGCAGCTGCCGTACTCGACGCGCGTGCTGGCGATCTGGTTGAGCGCGAGGGCGCTGCCGTCGGTGAACTGCGTCGGGTGCGTCCAGGAGACCGTGACGTTCGCGGCCAGCAGCGGGCCCGAGAACGACAGCAGCAACAGCACGCCGAGGAACAGGCGGAACTCAGGGCTTAGGCTTCGCATGGCGACCTCGCAATAGATCCGGTCCCGAGCGCAGGCTCAGGTTCCAGGAGACATTTGTGGCGTGTGCCTGGTGGGACCGGGTGTACAAAAAACGCCGCCCGAAGGCGGCGAAGACGTTGACGTCGGGAGAGTGACGACAACAGGGGGAGTTCACGCGGCAGGCTCACAGGGTGAGCCTAGCTTCACGGATTCAACCATCTGCGACCGGGCTTGATATAGAACTTTCGTGTCTAGAGTCAGGCAGGTACGGATGCAGGCCTTGGCCGTGTCGCGCCGGTGGTAGTACTCGGCGAGGCTCAGGCCGAGGCGCTGGGCGATGGTCTGCTGCTTGCTGGGTCGCTTCAGTCGCTCCCAGGTGGTCTGGTCGTAACAGCGGCCGATGTAGTGATGCCAGATCAGGTCACGCTGGCCGGCGGGCATGGTCTTCAGCACGACGGCGACGACGAGACCTGTGCCGAGGAACACCTCGGGCCAGCTGCGGCCGTGCTCGGTATTTGAGGCGGCCGCGTCGGCGAGCTCGCGCACTCGGCCCAGCGTGCAGGACATCGGGCCGATGTAGCGGCCGGCGCGATCCGGAGCCCGCTTGAAGTTCGCGACCCACTGCCACGCCCAGGCCGAGCAGGCGATATCGACGTCGTCCTCGTGCCAGCGGGCCATCAGCGATCCCTCCGCAGGAATCGCTTGGGAGGCCGGCTGCCCAGGTAATCGCGCGCGGTCTGCGGGCTCACGCCCCAGCGACCCGCCAAGTCCTTCAGCCCTTCCCCGCAGATCCGCACCCGGAACGGCAGCGATTCCAGGATGCTGCGGATCGTGAGCATCTCGCCTATGTGTTCAGCCTTGATGGCGGGCGGGCGGCCGTACCACTTCACGGCGCTGCACTCAGGTAATCATTGATCGCAGCTTGCGCGCGTCTCCGTACTCCCCTATCGCGATCGCACTGTCTGCACCTACGACCACCGTCGGATCGGGTCAGGACGTTATCCGGAGTGAGCGGGTGTCCGTGTCGGCAATGTGAATTTCTGGATCGCCAATGGTCAACGCCTACGAACCTGGGCGGGATAGTCGCCCGGCCCTTGGCCTGGCAGTCCATCCTGTTCTGCTTCGGGGTGCCGAGCCAGAGGTGGGCTGGATTAACGCACGACGGATTATCGCAGGAGTGGCACACGACCATTCCCGGAGGAACATCGCGGCCGGTGGACAGTCTCCAGGAGAATCGGTGCGCACCGTCGCGGGCTTTTCCATCCCAGAAGTGACCATATCCGGCCTTTCTCTTGGACGCGAGCCATAACCAACACTCGTCGTCAGAGCGCCGGGCGACGTACTTCCAAAACCGCTGCTCCGGTGATCCCCTTGCTCTTCGGTTAATGCTCACAGCTTCGCTCTCACGACTACGTGCATATCGCTCTTCTGGAGATATCGCAGAATGTCGGCAGCCGCTTCAGCCCAATGCCAATAGGTTTGAACGTAGTGGCCGAATGACCGGAGCTTTGCGTGCTGCTCGAGCTGGCGCTCCGTCGGCTTGTTCTTGCCAACCTTCAATTCCCACCAGCCGCAGACGTAGGGGCCTGCTGAGACGTACAAGAGCAGATCAGGCAATCCGTCTTGCACTCCCATCGCCTTGAATCGGCCGGCTTCGGCGCGCGTGCGATATCCGCCGGCGGGGTAATGAGCGAGCACGTCAGAGAGCAGCCACGGACCCACGTTCACGAGCGCGGCCCAGCGCATCAGCGCGATCTGCTCCTGGTCCTCGAGGTGGCGTCGCATCAGGCGAAGATCCGCCAGATCATCCAGGCGAGGGCGCCGATCGACGCCGTGATCCACAGCGAGTTGATGATGCCGGTGACGAACCGGCGGCCATTGTCGAAGTCGTCGTGCTGGTCGGGGTCTTGCATCACGGCTCCCTGTGGACGGCGTACCAGGTGCTCTGGGGTCGGCGATTGATCGTGCAGTCCCTGGGCGGGCCACGGCGGACGTGCACGGGCTGAAGCTCTGGCAAACGGCGACTGACGGCATAGCGGTCAAGCCCGGCCAGGTGCGCGAGCTCCACTGCGGTCTTGCCCGGGTGAGCCCGTACGGCCTCCAGGACGGCGCGCTGCTGCTTGCCGAGCTCGCCCGAGCGTCGGATGCCCTCCGCGGCCTGGTGGCTCGTCTGCGGGTCTCTGCGGCGCGCTCGCGGCGTATCGGCGAGCAATCCCCTGGTGCCGCGCTTGCGTTCGGCCTGGGCGTCGCTGAGCCAATCCACCTGCAGCTGGCTCATGGGGCGAGCCTGGCTCGTCGCGCGCGGTGGGCGTTGAACTCGAAATACGACTGCGCTGGCAAGCCGGGTGGCGCGGGGTGACGGATCTTTGCGGGTGCGGTAATCGTCACTCGATGGGGCAGCAGCGTGAGCGTCGCCTCGTTGGCTCTGTCGACAGCGGCCTCGAATTGAACGGCAGAGACCTGGATCAGCTCGCCGTCGAGCCACACGTTGCCGCGGCCGTGACTGGTCATTTCAATTCGCAGTTCGCTCATGCCCGCTCCTGTGCCGAACACTCGGCGAACCAGCCCTCGAGCCAGGTCGGATGCAGCCAGGCCGGGAAGCGCCGCGACCACTCGCGCCAGCGGGCCGTCAGGGCGCGCTGCTCGGTCTGGGACGGCAGGTATCTCGGGTTGATCACCATGCCCTCGCGGTTCGTCGGCATGGCGGCGTGCGCCTTCCGGACGTCGTCTGACCAGCGATCGAACGGCGCCCGGTAAGGGTTCTGGCGGTTCACGGATTGGCCTCCGCGTGTTTGGCTGCCACCAGGCGCGCTCCCCTCGCCGAGAGAAACCCACCGATCAGGCTCGGCGTCGGCTTGCGACCATTCACCAGCGGGTGCCGGCGCCACAACAGGAAGATCTTGGCCTCGGGGTCCTCCGCGATCGACCTCGCCGACCAGGTGATCGTGTAGCGGCCGCAGAAGGACTCCTTGACCCACGCGAGGATCTTGCTGGGGTCCTGCGGATCCGGGATGTCACGCCACGCAGCGCTCACACGCAGATCGGGCTGCACGAGGTCCTGGCTGAAGAGGTCGGGGCTCGTGCTCATTCGACAGCGTCCGGATCAGACTGACGCATGCAGTACGAGAGGATGTCTGACTTTCGGACCTGTGCTCGTCCATCGCCGATGTGCTCAGCAACCTTCCAGGCAGCAGCGTCGTCGGAATTGTTGCGTAGCCCGTTCACCGCATCGGCGAGGCCCTTTACCCACTCTCCGCCTGATGGTCCAAGCAGACCGTGCCAGCCTTTTCCCTTGAAGCCGCTTGGAAGCGGCACATCTGAGTCGGCTGGCACCGCCACCAGAGATGAAATGGCGAGCGCGTACCCAGTGACGCGGTCAAGACCAATTGCAGTGAGGCCAGCTAGAACGCCGTTCAGCTCGTCTCGGCGGTCGTGCCAATGAAGGTGACATGCGTCACACAGGCAGATGAGTTGGCTGTCGTCGTAGTCCCAAGGATCTTTCCCTTTGATGTATTCGAGGTGGTGCGCGTGCAGCGGACTCGTGGCGTCGGAGCAGTACGCGCACGCGAAATTCGCCGACTGGAATACATCGAGTCGCCGCTTCTGCCAGCGGGGATCTTTCAGCTTTTCGAAATAGCTGCTCATTCCGGAAACACGAACGAGGTGTCGAAGCTCTCTGCGTCCAGGCTGAGCCGCAGCTGGGCGAGCTCGCGAGACTGCCGCTCCTGCCAGGTCTCCGACTCGCGGTCGTCGGTGGCGATCATGAGCAGGTCAAGGACATGGCTGACGGCCTCGCCGTCGAGTTCGAGCACGAACGCCTGATCGTCGGGATCGAAGTGCACCTGCCCCTTCGGGATGAACCCGTGCGCCTCGAGCTGCAGCAGTTTCTGCACGTCTCGGATGCGCGCAGGTGGGATGGTCAATCGGATACTCGCGCTCGCCACGGTCGCCCCCATGATTCGCAGGTTCTCGATTTCATGATCCACGCTCAGCGCTCCGTGGCCGTTCACTCGAATGACTCACTGACCAAGCCGACGATGACCAGGTCACCGGGCGTCTGCAGGTCGAAGGCCGGGTTCGGGTTTCGCAGTGCGATCACGCGGATCCAATCCCGCGATCGCAGCTTCACGACCGACTTCCTGCGCGGCCGCTCTCGATCGACTTCGATGGCGACCTCCTGACCACAGCAGCTGGCAACCACGTCGACTCGCCCTCCCCTTCCGTCGCCGCGCGTCGGTACACGCACCTCGCGCTGCACTTCCCATCCGTCGTCGGCGAGCACCTCGGCGATGCACCGCTGGGCCGCTCCTGCATCGTCTGGAACGCTCAGCCCGCTCAATCGCCCCATGACTCTCCGGACTGCTTCTTCTCTCTCCACTCCGGTCTCCTGTCGCCGTAGATCGGACGGAATTCGCCCTTACCCGTTGCGCCTGAGCGCGCGAGGTAGGGACGAAACCGTCACCTGCCACCGTGAGTCGGTTTCGCCGGACGGGAGCTGTTTTTGGTGCCCTCCCGCTACCGGAGCAACGCCCGGCACCCGCCAGATTTTTAGGCCCGTAGCGAGGGGCCGAGACTTACGGTCGAGCAGCGCTCAGCCGTGCCTCCCTGAGGCGCCCTCGCCCGGAGAAAAAGGCAAAATCTTGTTCGCCTTCTGCAAATTGCAGGGCCGACATAGCACCTGAAGGTTTGACAATTCACTGCTGCCGCCGGCATTCACGGGGATGACGTGATCGATGTGCAGATGATCGATTCCCGGCTCTGCACCGCAGCTTTTGCACTTGAGCCCATCGCGGGCGAAGACGGCATTTTTCTGCCGCTGAGATAAGTGCCTGCGGCGCGATCGTTGTTGCCGCTCTTCCGTGTTCTTCTGCTCGGCGTGCAGCAACGCCACAAATGAAAGCTCGTCAGCGACCCACTTGGCCAACACGTCGCGCACGAGCACCGATTTGTCGACTCCCAGAGCCTTGCTCTTGGCCGTCAGGACCACGTCGATTTCAATCGTGACCTTCGTCCGCAGATCGATATTCGTCAGATTCTTGCCTGTCATGGCCGGCCACCCTGCCGCCGGACTCCGTCGTCTTCCGTCACGAGTCCAGGCAACTCCGGCTGCAATCCGTTGGCGTGCATGCGGCGTGTAGCTACCTTGTAGGCATGTGCTTTTCGTTTCGCCCATTCCTGCAGGATCTCGCGCGCCACGGCGGCCTTGTCGGTGCCGAACGCGACAGCCTCGGCGTCGAGCCAGATGTCGATCGACTCTGTGATGCCGAGGCGGAAGTCTTTCAGCGGGAGAGACAACTATTTCACCCTCGCAAATTCACAGAACAACTCGGCGGAGGCAGCGCAGTAGGCCGCATGTGCCTCGGCTGCGGAGCGATAGGTTCCGAGGTAACGGCGCCGTCCGCCGGCCTTGATCGCTGCTCGCCACGGTTTGGAAGATCGCGGATCGTGGAGATACGCGCCCTTCATCCCGGTACTCGAGCCAGAACGCACCGTCTGGTTGGCATTGTTCTGAGTCGGTGTGCAGAACCTCAGGTTCGCGCGACGGTTGTCCAATCCGTTGCGATTGACGTGATCGACGATCCAGCCCGGCGGCGCGCCAATGATCAGCCGGTGCAACTGCCACCGAACGGTGGCAATTTCCTTAACGGCGTAGCAACCCCAACGGCGACGTACAACAGTCCACCGGCCGTTCCCGAGCCGCGGCAGGTCGGCAGCGTCCACCAAAATTTCTGCGCCAGCCGAATTGAGAAGGCAGACAGAGCCGAAATATTCTTCTGGCGGCAGGCTCATGCGACCTCGGAGGGCGGGTAGATGTCGGGGCGCAATTCGTGACGACAAACAGCCCCACCGGTGGCGGTCTCGATCGGGATGACCTTGGTCGCCGAGATCGGTCGTACGCCGTTCAGCCACTGCCAGACGAGCCCGGGCGTGATGCCGAGGCGTCTGGCGAATTCGGATTGGCTGACCTGGTGTGTTTCGAGGTAGGTCTGGAGGTTCACGGCCGAAATACTAGCGGCGCTAGTACGTACCGTCAATAGCGGCGCTCGTTGGCCTGTTACTAGCGCTGCTACACAATCTCAGCATGCCCAGACCAGCACAGAAATCGACGCTTGCTGACTGGCAAAAGGAGGATGCCGCGCGTCTGCTCAAGCTCTTCAGGAGCCAGCCGAAAGAGACGCGACTCAGCCAGGAGGCCTTTGCGAGCCGAAACGACATCGGAACACAGGGCAACTTGTGGCAATACCTGCACGGCTATCGAGCACTCAACGCGGAGGTCGCGGTCAAGTTCGCCGCGGGCCTGGGCTGTCCAGTCGTAGCGTTCAGCCCGCGCCTCGCGAAGAAGCTGGGCGAGATGGCCTCTGCAGGAAGCGTCGCGCCTGCGAAGGTCGAGAACCGGGTCGCAGAATCGGTAACTCTCTATGGCACGACCGCGTCCGCCGAAGGCATGTTGCTCGGACGGGAGTGGGACAAGCTGACGGACCCACTGCAGAAGCGGTTGTATCGCGAGTTGATCGAGGTGGCTGTCGCGGCCCAGGAGCGGGCGAAGAGCGCGACGGCAAAGGACCAGAAATCATCGCGGAAAAAGCGATCGCGCACACCGCGCACGACTCGCGAGAAGAATTTGATTGGTGACCACAAGGAGTGACGAGATGCGAAGATTCATTGTTGCCGCCCTGGCCGTTGCAGGTGCCATCGGCACTGCGAACGCGGGCGAAGAAGCTGGGTTCTATGTGGGATTCGACGCAGGACAATCGAGCGTCGATCTCGATCAGCGAGGCCTCGACAACTCGCTCATCGGTCTGTTCAATGATCTGGGCTTCGCGGTGCTCGACGGATCGTCGGAGACGAGCGAAGACTCGTTCACGTATGGGTTGATCCTCGGCTACCAGGTGCTGCCATGGCTCGCGCTCGAGGCAACCTACATGGACCTCGGCGAGGCCGAGTACAAGGCGCGCGGCACGATCAGAGATGGCGTCGCGGTCGCGAGCAGCCGATTCGACTTCAACGGCTCCGCGAAGGGGCCGGCGGTATCCGTGATCGGCATGTATCCCTTCGCGAGCGGCTGGAGTGTGCTCGGTCGAGCCGGCATGGTGTTCACGGACATCGACTACGACATCAACGTGTCGGTCGAGGATCAGTCGTCGTCGCAGAGCATTTCGCGCTCGAACGAGAACTTCCTGTGGGGCGCTGGCGTGAGCTTCACCGCCCTACCCTGGACGGTTCGCCTCGAGTATCAGCAGATCAGCGACCTCGGTGACAAAGACGTCGCCGGTGAGGCCGATGGCAGTCGTGTGACGCTGGCCACGATTTTCCGCTTCTGACCGCAGCCTGTTGACGCCCAGACCGGCCGCCTTTGTGCGGCCGGTTCCATTTGTGGCATGAAACTAGCGGCGCTATTGACAGCATTAACTAGCGGCGCTAGTGTTGCGCCCCATGACGACCTCACTCACCACCGCCCAAGTCGCCGCCGCCACCGACCCGCGCATGGGTCAGGCGCTGAACGCACTGTCGCGCCTGCGCGGCCGTGCCGATGCGCTGGAGGAAGCGATCGCCGCGCGGGATCCGCGGGCCCGGC